TCAATTAATACTTTAGCATCATCTTTATGTAATGCTTCTAGCATTTGTATAAAAAGCATTTCTTTTTTAGCTTTAGGTATATTACTACCACCTTTGATAAAAAGATATAACTTTCTTGCTTCATCTAATAAAGAAGTGTGATCTGTTCCTTCAGGCACATCATTTTGAATAAATGGTGGAATGCCTTCTGGTATATCCCAAATAATTTTAGGATCAAAAGCAGCTTTTAACAACTGTCTTAATGCCTGACTATCGTGTTTTCTTAACACTTCAATTTTTTTGGGTTTATCTTTTGCGTTATTTACTTGTGTAAATATTTCGTGTGCTAAAGGTCTAGCGTTAGTGGCCGTACGAGCTACTGACTCCATTCCTTTTTTACTCATTAGGCTTGAGTGCCTAGGTCTTTCTTGTTCCATAATTACTCCAATATTCGAATATTAAAAATCACCAATGTTTGTCATCAATGCTTTTAGTTTGTGTTGTATAAAATAAGGTAACAGTTTGGACCTGTTAGGTATCTTATACTCTCTATATGTATTTATAATAGTTTCTTGTAACGCTTTAGGCGTGTTAGAAAGGTCTATTAATGTCTTATTTCTCTCAAAGTATTTACTTGTTTCACTGCCTAATGGTATCTTCTCAACATTAGACCATTCTTCAAGTCGTTTCTTATTAATAGGTCTTTGTTTCTCACCTGTTAAAAAAACATCATCAGGACTTAATATATTAGGTATACCATCTGAACGATCACCTTTTATAATTTGTTCGTGTAAAAATCTTTTAGGATCTATACCTTCTCCTATAAAAGTTTTTTGTATAGGGGCGTATTGTTTTACGTTTGGATTTGTTTGCAATTGTATAAAGTCTTTATCACCACTAATAATTAAAATAGGTCTATTTGTATGATTTAATACTAGTGTACCTATAATGTCATCTGCTTCAGCCTTTTCAATATGTAATACAATATAAGGAAAGTTTTCAGCAATTTCTTTTCGTATTTCCGATAATACTAAAAAAATATTAACCCAATCAGTAGTAGATGCTTCTCTACCTTTTCTTCTGGAATGTTTATAATTTGGAAATACGTCTCTACGCCAAACTTCACCTGCGTCTGCACACAATATCATTGTTCCATATTGTTCTTTGAATTTTAAATTTATACCTCTTAATGAATTAATAACCATATGTCTTACCATATTTTTGTCAGGTATATTTTCAGGTTTACCTGCTGTTTGAGCCATTAAATTAGAAATTAAAACTTGGTTTAAATCGACTAATATCATATAGGTAATGTTCCTGTTGAAGTTGACATTTGAGACCAATCTCTACAAATATCCATAATTCTTTTTCTGTTTTTAAAATTAATTTTTTTATTTGATAACAATGATTCAAATAATTTATCTACACCTGAACCTAATTGTAAGTTAATATGTTTTTTGAATGTAAATTTTTTAAATTCATCAAACGCTGTTACAACGTGGTGTTTTTGAAATGGTGCATTTAAATCATACCAGTCTTTGTTATAAAAAAATTCTTTAATACTATTGTTTAAATAGGGTGTTATAAATTGTTTATTATACTTGTCGGCAATTCTTTTATGCCATATATAACCAGCTCTATTGTTATCTGAGAAATATATATCTCTAAACTCATCAAATTTTGATTTTGGTTTACCTTTAGTATAATGTAATATTGCTTTTTTACTTATACCATAATAACCATCTGCGGCCCAACCGCTTAAAACTTCTCTTTCTTTTATTTGTGGATATACGTATAAAAAGGGAAAGCAACATTCATAATGAGTTTTCTTTATACATTTAATTTCATTTGTCAACGTTGAAAAATCTTTTTCTAAATTGTCTGTAGGAATTTCTATAACTTTAATTGGCCAATTGAATATAGAAGATACTTCAATTGCTTTTTCTGCGTCATAACTCAATTGATTTTTTAAATGAAATGTGTATGCTGTTATATTTTTGTTTAATCTATTTGCAGCAAATGCAACAGATAAACTATCCACTCCACCAGATAATAAAACTGCAACGTCTTTATCTTTGCTTTCAGTATCAAGTGAATTTATAAGAAGTTTATCTATCATAAGGTGAATAGAGGCGAGCGTTATATATTTCTCGCCTCTATAACTAACAACTAATTACGCATTTTTGTAAGCGTATTGTGTACCATATAGTTTTTTGATACCCGCAGCGATAATCGCTTTTGATGGTGTACCAAGTCTATAAAAAGTACCTTGAGCAGTTTTATTAATATAGATCATATTACCTTCTGCTCTTAATTTGTCTACCATAGCTCTTGGCGATGTTAGATCAAATCTTGTTCTTAAAGTTTTCCAAGATACTGATTTACCAGTTTCTAGTAATTCTAAAACTCTTTGAGTTTTTGATTTACCTGCTCTTGAAAAAGCTTTCTTTAATGTTTTTAACATTATGTTTTCTCCTTGTTTCAATGCTATTTTACAACCTGCAAAGGCGATTCCATTGGGAATTCTGTGCGATTTACCTGTCATCTGGTTCCTCAGGTAAATCAAAATCTGGTTCAAAATCTGTCCAACCATCATTTCTTCTTTTAATTTCATCTTTAATATCTTTGTTTAAAGGTTTATGTGGTTTGTGATTTTCTTCAGGCAACACTCTATTATAATCTATAATAACTTGTGGTCCGAATCTTGACATTTTTACATCTACAATTTTATCTGCAAGTCTTTGTGCTGGGTGTGTCACGTCAAAATCTCTATATATCATACCTCTTAATATATCAACTAATAAACCAAAGTCTTTTGTAAATTCTGGTTTATCTGTTAACATAGCCATATCTACAAATTGTCGTAGAATATTCATAGCTATTTCATCAACATTACCTTCTACAAATTCTTTTGTTCTGTCCAATCTTACCTGTTCACTTGCTTCAGGATTTTGTTTTGCTGTTTCTTTATTAACAATTCTATTTGTTGGAAATAAAATAACTTTATCATCAGTCATTATATTAAATAGGTTCTCCTTTAAAATTAACTAATTGTTTATCCATTAAATATTCAATTAATTGATTGTATCCACCTATTAACTCACCATTTATTTTTATTTGAGGCATTGATTTAACATTTTTACCAATATCTTCAATCAATGCTTCTGTTGTTAAAAAATTCTCTAATTTTTTTTCTGTGTATGTAAGGCCAAGGTTATTCAATAACGATTTGGCCTTTACACAATATCCACAGTTGTCTTTACTGTATATTATAATTTGAGATATATCACTCATATTACTGTACAGTTTTATCTTTTACTGTTTCTTTAAAAGCTTGTTCAGCTTTTTGTTTTAAATTATAAGAGTCAACTACTTCATTAATTGTATAGTTATACATCTTATTAAATTCACCTAAAGGCAATCTTAAACCTATCCAAGCTCTATAATAACCTTTAGTAGTTGAAGTTACTTCTTGAGCAAATATTTCATAACCTCTTACAGGTGTATTTTCTATAATATTTACTAAGGTAGATTCAACATCTGTTACTACACTCTTAGATTCATTCTTACCCAGTTCTGTTATAAACTGTTTAGAACGTTTGTTCATTTCGCCTTTAATTATATCTGCCATTTCAGCTTTTGCAATCATCTTTGCTTTTTCAATTGCTAAACCAAGGTCTGGTGATACTGACGTACCGACACCAAAGATACACTGCTTCTCGTTAATATCTTGCGAATTAACGTTACAAGCTTTCTTTTCTTTGAAGTCCATCATATACCAAGATGGCACTGTATCTAAAATTTTATCAGATTCGGCTTTTATCTGATATGTTGAAGTTGAACATGCCCCTAATAAGAGACCTGTTACTACTATCATTGCTTTTCTTATCATCATATAGTTTTATTTTGTACTCCTTTTAATATCATATACTACTTCCTGTGTTTTGTCAAGGCCTTTTTGCATATAGCCAAAAAACTCTTTACTAGACACATCAAATAGTATAACCCAAAGGAGAATTAATATAATAATGTTTTTAAACATTATTGTACCTCCCATTCACCGTTCTTGTTAAGGCACGTCTTTCCGAACGATTTAAAGACGTGATTTGGTCTACTATAGAATCGGCAATACTCTGGAGCCGATACGTCTCTATAGTAGAATTGAGCAAACAGTTCCCAATAACCAGGTGTATTAATACCTCGTCTACCGTCA